GGACTGCTTGCGGGCGTCCTCACCGCGCTTGGCTTCACTGGTTTGCGAGCTGGCCACCTGCGAGGCCAAGTCCATCGCCTTCTGGGCCAGTTGCCGCGCCTGCTCGAACTCGCCATTGGCCAGCGCCTCGCGGGCCTTCCCCTGGTACTCGGCGATCTGACGCTTGCGGTCTTCCGTGGCCTCGAAGTCGGTCATGCCCTGACGACGGATGTCGCGGACACGTTCCTCGGTCGTCATCGAGAGCTGGCGCTTCTCCTCCTCGATGCGTTTGATCTCGGCCAGATGCCGGTTGGCCTCGGCGTTGAGCGCGTCGATGTGCTGCCGGTACTCGGCCAGCGCCTGCGTCATCGTCTGGCGCTTGGTGGCCAGGATGTCGTTTTCGACCCGCTGGACGTTGGCGCGGCGCTCTTCTTCCGTCTGACCCTGGCGGCGGGCCGACTCGATCCGGGCTTTCGACTCATCGTCAATGAGTTTTAGCGTGTCGGTCGTGGACTGCCGCCGCAGCGTGGTCTGCTGCGTGAGGGCATCCGTCAGCAGCTGCGTCGACTTGGTGATCAGCGCCGCTTCGGACTGCTTGGATGTCTCCAGCGCCGACTGTTCCTGCTGGTAGCGCGCCTTGACCGCTTCGATCTGCCGCAGCAGGTTGGCCTCAACGATGGACGTCAGGCCCTTGTAGGCCTCGGCCATTTTGGCGGTGGCGTCGTTGACCGTCTGATTGGCCTTGCCGACGGCCTGCTCAACCTCACCAAGGCGGGATTTCAGCTTCTCCAGAGCGCTGTGGACGGCCTCAATGCCGCGACCGACCGCTTCCTGCGTGCCCTGGCGCACAGCCTCCAGACGCTTGGCGATTTCCTCGGCGGCGGTAGCGGCGGTGTTCATCGCACCCTTGGCAGCATCCGCCCCCTTGGTCGCGTCGGCATACATCTGCGCGAAGATCTGGTTCATCTCGGCGAGACGGGCCTCGTGGCGCTTGGTGGCCTCTGCAATCGTGTCCGACGTGAAGATGGCGGCGAAGGCTTCCCAGCGGTAGCGCAGCTGCTCAACCGCCTTGACCAGCATCTCGACCATGAAGATGCCCGCCTTGCGGACGATCTCGAATTTCTCCGACAACCAAGTCCCGATCTCCCAGCCGACCAGGAACGCGCCCAGCACGGCGAACGCCGTCTTGAGCACGCCGACGCTGGCTACGGCGGCCGACACCGACAGATTCGCCGTCGTCCACGCCGCAGCGGTGGCGCTGGCGGCTGTGACGGCCGCCGCACCGGCGGTCTGCCACGCCGTGATCAGCGCCGGGATCAGGCGGTAGATCAGCACGGCCAGCCCGACTTCGGCGATGCGCTTGAGCCACTGCATCACCGTGTCGAGGTTGTTGGCAAGAAAGGTCAGCGCCTCGGCCAGCTTCTTGGTCAGGCCCGTAGATTCATCGACCCGGTTGATCCACTGCCCGAAGGCATTGCGCAGGCGCTCGAAGGCCTGGCTCACCGTCTGCGGCAGTTGGGCGTACTCGCTGGCCAGCTTGTCCTTCTGGCTCATGAGCGCGTTGACCACCACGTCAGCAGTCAGGCGGCCTTCTTCGGCCAGCTTGCGCAGCCGCCCGATGGGCACGTTCAGACCATCGGCCAAGGCCTGCGCCAGACGGGGGCTGTTCTCGACGACGGAGTTGAATTCCTCTCCCCGCAGCACCCCGGAGGCGAGCGCCTGCCCGAACTGCAGCAGGGACGACTGCGCCTCGGTGGCCGATGCGCCCGACAGGCGCAGTGCCTGCGAGATGCTCTCGGTGATCGTGAGCGCGTCCTTCTGCTCGCCACCCAGCATCCGCACGGCCTGCTGGAGCTTGCCGTACAGGGCGGCCGTTTCCTGAATCGGCACGCCAATGCGCTGGGCGATGTCGAACAGGGCCGCTTGGGCAGTGGTGAACTCACGCTGACCCGCCGTCGCCAGCTTCAGGCGCGCGGACATCATGTTCCAGGCGTCGGCGATCTGAACGATATCCTGCACCTTGCCAGCGACCCAGCTGATCGACAGGAAGGCCAGCAACTGCGTCTTGGCCGTCCCCACCTGATCGCCGAAGGCTGACATCCCGGCCTTAACCTCAGCTATTCCGGCGGCAGCCTTCGCTCCAGCGGTCTTGGCGGTGGTCGACAGCTCACCGAGACTGCGCTCGGCCGACGTGATGGCACGTTTGAGCCCATCGTCGGCCCCTTCGAGCGCGACGAGGATGGAAATTCGCTTGGCCATGAATCAATCCACCGTGCTGATCTGCTTCTCGACCGCCGCCGCCAGACGCGGGATACGACCCGCGACCAAGCGCTCGACATCGAGGCGCTTCCTGAGCGCAACCTTGGGCACCAGGACGGCAATCGGGATGTCCGCGCCGCGTTTGAGGCGCTTGATGCCCTCGGCCTTGCGGTAGCGGCGCTTGAAGCCCGCCAGAGGCCGGTCGTGCTCTTTGATGTTCTCGGCCATCAGGACGATGTTTCCCTTCGCGTTCTTGATGAAATAGGCATTGCCGCCGCGCATCAGCTCGGCCACCTGCGCCTTGAAGCGCTTGCGGCCAACCCGACCGTTCAGTGGAATCAGCATCCGCCCGGCAATCTGGCCGCCGGTCTCGTGCATCCCCGACCACGGAATGCGCGAGCCCACGTAGAGCGCTGGCAATCGGTTCGGGTCTTTGTCCAGCACCTTGGCGCTGAAGCCCTTGAGGAAGGACTTCTTGACCACGGCCATCTGGCTGGCGACGTGGCTGCGCACGTCCTGCTTGAGTTCGACTGCCTCGCTGGCAATCGCCCGAGACACCGCCTTCTTGACCTTGTCGCGGAACTCGCCGCCCCAACGGCGCAATTGCGCCTGGGCGGCTGCGCTATCGATCTGGACGGAAATGCGCATGGTGATCAGGCACGGTCGGTGGCCTTGTCAGTAAGTCGGTCGAGGGTTTGGTCGAGGTGGCGGGGATCGCTGCGCGTGCCGATGGCAATCACGGACAGCAACCGCGCATCGCGGGCTGCATCGGTGCGCGCCGTCGCTGCGACGAAGCCGCGCACCTGCGCCAACGTGTAGTCGAGGATGTCTGGCAGGCGGTGGCCGTGCTCGATCAGGTGCTGGACGGCATCGAACCAGCCGCCACCTTCACGATGGGCGGCAGCTTCACTTGGCCAAACAGGCCGTCGAGCTTCGGCATCACCGTCCGGGTAAAAAAATCGGCGTTCACCTCGATCACCTTGGCCGCCAGCAGGATGGCCTCGTCGGCAGCCAGTTCGTCGACCCACGCCCGAGGCTTGCCGACGGCAATGGCGATGGCCGACAACAGGTCATCACCACGCTCGCCGAACAGCGCCAGCCAGTCGATGTTGGAGGCAGTGAGCTGCTGCATCACCGGCGAGATCGCCCGCAAAAAGCCGGGCATCTGCCCCACCTTCAGCGGTTTGATGGCCAGCGGCTCACCGTCGATCACCAGTTCGACCGCCTGCGGAATGAGGGTGTCCAGATCACTCATGGCGGCACCCATCACAGTTGCACGATGCGGCCGAACTGGCCGAGCACCGCGTCGAAGGGCTTGGTGGTGTCGGCCAGCAGCGATCCCTCCAGCTCGAACTTGTTGTACTCGTCCGAGATGAAGGAGATTTCCTTCAGCGGATCGAAGGCCACGCGGTAGAGCTCGACCAGCACCTTGGCATTGCCCTGGGCCGTGTTGATGCCTTCGAGCCGCAGGAAGCGCTCGGGCAGCGCCTGCGTGAAGATGCCGATCTCGGTGGCCACGCCGTAGGCGTAACTGGCCTTGAACGGCGCAGTGAAGCCGGTGGTATCCAGAAACTGGAGGGCACCGAAGTCGGGATCAGCCGTGTAGTTCGTGCCCAAGACCAGGGTCGCGGGCGTGCCTGCCGAATCCACCACGACCAAGGACGACACTTTCGGGTGGGCAAGGAAATAGCGGTCGCCCGCAATCGGCGTGGCACCGCCCACCGGCTCGGCGGTGACCGTTCCCGGCGTGCCGACGACGTGGTTGCCGTAGAGAGCCAGCGCAAGGTTCTCCTTGGTGAATTCCTCGATGGTGAGGTTCACGGTGGCGGACTTCTGCTTGACCATCCGGTGATCCAGCGAGCGCTGGCCGGTCTGGCTCTCGTAGTGCTCCAGGACGTCGGTCTTGAGGGAGAGCTTCAGCTCGGCGACGTTGCCGGGCGAGCGCACTTCGATGGGAAGACCGTCGGTGTCGCGCTTGCCGAGAAAGACGCGGCCTTGAAAACTGGCATAGGTGCTCATTGCTTGGGTTCCTTGCGTTGGAGGGGTTTGGGTTCGGGAATGGGTTCAGCGGTTGGGGCGGTCGGCTCCGGCGTGGCGATGTCGTGCGAGATCAACCAGTCGGCTGATGTCGCGTCGCTCTCGATCCGGTCACCGACGCCATAGGTCTTGCCCGCGTGGGTGTGCGGGCGTGTCAGAACAAGCTGGGTCATAGGGGTCATCCAAGGGTTGAAAGGTCATTGGCCAGCGTCCGGTACGTGATGCGGTAACGCGCCGGGAGCGCCACGGCCACCGCATCGGCGTCCTCGACTTCCCACTCGCTCTCCTGTTCCCGGATGCCCAGCGCCAACCCACCAAACGTGCCATCCGCGAACAGAGCGGCGTGCGCGGCGGTGAGCAGGCGGTCGGCATCGGTTTCGGGAGACGCGGGTGGAACGGCCCGAGCCAGAGCCACGACGCGAACGGTCAATTCGCGTGTGACGCGGTCGTTGGCGCGCTCAGTGATGGACTCCGACTCGGGAAACACCGCGAGCGCCGGGCAAAGTTCGCGGCTGATGGCCACCGTGGGCGACCGGTGCAGCGTGGCCCCGAGCCCTTCGACTGCGGGACGGGCAGCCGCCATCACCGCCAGCAGAATCCGCTCGCGGATGGAGTTGTCTGCCATGGGTTTACAGCCGGGTGAGCTTGGCGCGGATCTCGGAGCCGTCACCCACGGCCCGGATGTCTCGCACCTGGAAGGACGTGCCACCGATTTCGACGACTTCGCGGGCAACAAGCCCCCCGAACGCCGTGACCGGGTAGGTCATCTCGTAGTCGGTGCTCAAGGTCAGGCCGTCGAGAAGGGACTCATCCGGCGCGGCAAAGCCGACCTGATGCCGTTGCGATGGCGCACCGTTCGACGGATACCAAAGACACTCCTTCAGCAGACCAGAGTTTGCGGCCGACTCATAGATTTGGTCGATGAGGTTCATCACGCCACCGTCAGCTTCACCAGCACCCCAGGGCGATGGCACATCGGCAGCGGATTGGACTGCGTGTGCAGGTCGGTGCCCCGGTCGAACTTGCGCGGCTCCTGCTTGGCGTACAGCGGCTGGCCGACCGTGTTGACGGTCTCGTTGAAGTCCGCCGGTGCGAAGTAGGTGCCGAAGGTGTCGATGGTGCCCAACGGGAAGGCATGGGCCTCGCCAGCGGCGATGAAGCGGCGGGCAGTGCCGCTGGCATCGGTGGCCTGCCCCCGGTACTCCTCGAAAGTAATCCCGCCGTAGGTGAAGCCGCGACGCACGTCGTTGATGAGGATGGCCCCGTTCTGCCAGTTCTCGAAGGCCTTCTCGACCTTGGCATGACCGGTGAGCGCGGCGAAGAACTCCGGTGAGCACAGGCAGTGGACGCCGTTCATGAACTCGCCTTTGAGGTTCTCCTCGATGGTTGCCAGCACCGTGGTGCATTTGGCCTTGACGTTGGTGCCTGCCGTGCCCAGCTCGAAGGCCACCGCCTGTTGGGTGATATCGAAGGCATCGAACAGGTCGTAGAGCACCGAGCCGTCCGCGTCGAGGATCACGCCCTTGAGTGCGCCCATGCGCAGGTGCTCCAGCGTGATCGCATGCTTGTTGCGCATGGTTTCCAAATGGCGTGCGATCACGCCCGCGACCGTCTCGGTTTCCGTTTCCGAACCGAAGGCGCGGATGCCTTGCACTTCTTCGGGCAGCACGACGTCGTCGTGCGGAATGTGCGGCACCACGAAGGAGCGCAGCTTACGCTTGCCGCGCACGCCGACCGTGCCAGGCGAACCCGGCGGCAGCGTGGGCAGCAGGTTGAGCACGCCGTTCATTTCCTCGACGACGATCTGGCGCTGACGTACCGGCTTGGACGGCATCAGGTTCAGTTCTTCCAGACGCCCGTACCGGTTGGGCAGGATGTTGATGGCAGCGGTCAGCGCCGTCATCGAAAAGGCGGGATTGCTGAAGGGGTTGTTCATGGTCAAGCTCCTTGGCGGACGAGCACGCCTAGCGCCTTGAGTTGCGCGATGGCGGTGAGTTTTTCGGCGGTGGTGATGGCGTCGGGCCACGCGAGCGCGTGGTGGGCGACGATGGCGTGGCGCGCAACGACGAGACCGTCATCGCGGTCGATCAAGGTGGCGTCGCAGGTCTGCAGCAGCACGCCAGCGGCGACCTGCGAGCCATCCTCGGCGGAAGGGTCGATCTGTTTGAACTTCCCGGTGGCGGTAACGAGGCCGACGACCGTGCCCAGCGGCAGGTTCTGGCCCGATGCGACGGTGACACGGTCGCGCGAGTAAAGGTTTGAGGCTTCGTACTTGAGCAGGTCGCCCAGGTTCAGAAGTTCGGCAAGAGCGGGCATCTCAGATCTCCTTCTTGGTGGATTGCGCCGCGATCCGCTTGGCGGCGTCGATCAGCGGACTGGTGGCGGAAATACGCGCAGCATCGGCCGCCGAATCGGGTCGGATCAGGCTGGTGATTTCGGGACTGGCTTCGGCCTGTGCTGAGAGCAGTTGGCTGCGCACCTTGGCGGGCGAGGACTGGGCTTCGAGAAAGCCAGCGATCAGGTCAGTGCGCCCGGCCAGCGTGCAGGTCTGGGCGATTTCGACGGCGTCCGCCACGCTCAGCGCGGTGGCGGTGGCGGTGGCGGACGGTTGAGGATGACTGCCAGCAGGATCAGCAAGAGGCCGATCAGGAGCAGCGGGGTCGGTTCGATCATTCATGGAAGACTCCATCTGGTGGTTGCGAAGAAAGCCCGCTTGGCTGGCCGGAGCCACCTGAGTCGGGAGTGGGGAAAGCGATTGCGTGAGTTGCGTGAGCGCGTCGTCGAGACTGCCGACGGCATCGGCAAGACCGGTGGCGACGGCATCCGGGCCGAAGAACAGACCCGCTTCCGTGGCGCGCACGGTGTCCGCATCGAGGCCGCGATGGCGCGCGACCGTCTCGACGAACAGGTCATAGATGCGGTCCACCTCGGCCTTGAGGACGACGTGGGCTTCGTTGGAGATCGGTTCGTGCGGGTTGAGGTCGTTCTTGCGTTCGCCCGCGAACACGGCGGTGTAGCGAACGCCGTCCTGGGCGTCCTTCACCGACTGATCGACGTGCATGGCGATGACGCCGATCGAGCCGACGCCTCCGGTTCGCGCGACAAACACGCGGGTGGCGGCTGACGCCAGCGCATAGGCTGCAGAGAACGCCATGTCGTTGGCCACGGCCCAGACGGGCTTCACTTCCGACGCCGCGCGGATGCGGTCAGCCAGATCGAACACGCCGCCCGACTCGCCACCCGGCGAATCGATGTCGAGCAGGATCGCGGCGATCTCAGGGCTGGCCAGCGCCGCATCCAGTTGCGCGGCGATGCCGGTGTAGCTGGCGAGGCCCGATTCGGCTTCGATGCCCGAGGTTCGGCGCACCAGCGTGCCGTGGATCGGGATGACGGCGACCTTGCCGCTCGGAGGCCCGGGCGCGCGGGCCGCAGGCGTGTAACCCACGGGCGCGGCGAGGTCGGCGAGGCCGATGCGCGCACCGAGCACCGAAAGGATGACATCGAGTTTCGGGCGATGGATCGCCAGCGGCACGCCGAACAGGCGCGCCGCCAGATGAGGTAGCACGGTCATGGGAATCCTTGTGGAAGGCGGTCTGGCAGCCGTTCAGGAAGACGTTTGGCTGCCGGTGATGTCCGGCGCGTTGGCGCTGCGGTTGGGTTCGGCGCTGCCGCCGTCTTTGGACGTGTAGCGAGGGTCGGAGTCGAAGATCAAGCCGAGGTCGTCGGCGCGCTGGTTGTCGGCCGCAATCTCGCGGTCGACGTCTTCGGCGTCGTACCCATTGGCCGAGATGGCTTCCGAGCGGCTCATCAGGCCCGCGCGGATGGCCAGCAACATCGCCTTGAATTCCTTCTCCGGATCGACCCACTGCCAGCCCTGGGGAATCCACTTCACCTGCAGGTACTGGCGGCGACGCGCCGTCCCGCCACGCGCGAAGCCCGGCGCTTCGAGCGCACCAGCGAGCACGGCCTGCTTCATCCAGGCGGCCCAGACCGGGCGGCACATCTGATGTACCAGCACGCCGTGCTGCACCATCTCGCACCGACGCCGAAACTCCAGCATCCCGGCTCGGATGGACGAGTAGTTCACGCCCGTCAGATCGCCGGTCAGTTGCTCGTAGGTGATGCCGATGGCTGCGGCGACGGCCCGGAACTGCGTGCGCAGGAACTCGCCATACGAGCCGCCGACGTCGGCCGGGTCGGAGAACTTGATGTCCTCGCCGGGCTCCAGAATCTGCAGTGTTCCCGGCTCCAGCCCGGCCAGCGCGATGCCATCGCTGTCGGCAGCGCCTTCCCCCATCAGGTTGTCCTCTGGGTTCTGGCGGGTCACGAACCCGGCGAACATCGCAGCGGTTTTTTTGCGCACCAACTCGGCGTCGTCATACTGGTCGAGCTCGTTGAGCTTGACCAGGGCCCGCGACAACCACGGCTCACCTCGGATCTGGCCCGGACGCAGCACACGGAACAGGTGGATGATTTCCTTTGCATCGATGCGCACCGTGTCCATGCCACCCTGGCCCGACATCGGGGCCAGTCGCCCGTCTTCGGGGTGCGAGCGGTACAGGTGGTAGGCCACGCGGCGACCGAGGCTGTCGAACTCGATTCCGGAGCGCACCACGTTGCCCGAGGGCAGATCGGTGTTCAGATGGATCGGCAGGTGCTCGGGCTCCAGCAACTGGAGCTGCAGGGGCACCACCAGCCCATCTTCCGGACGGCGTGGCCGCAGGCGGATCAGGCATTCGCCGCCTTCGAGCATCGCGCGGCAGGCCAAGGCTTGCAGGCCGTAGAAGTCGGTCTGCCCGGCGGCGTCGGCCTCCGCCGTCCAGTCGCGCCACAGCGCCTGCACTTCAGCCTTGAACGCCTCGTCGGGCGACAGGCTCTGGGGCTTGATGCCGGTGCCGACCGCGTTGGCGACGAAGGCTTCGATACCGGCCTGCGCCCAGGCATTGCGGCGCACGAGGTCACGGCTCTTGCCACGCAGTTCGGCATTGGTCGCCAGCATTGCCGCGACCGCGCCGGGGTTGCCGGGCATCCACGCCAGCGAGCGACGGCCACGGCCCGCCGCTTCGTGAACCGGAGACTGACCGAAGAGGCTTCGAATCTTGGAATACCAAGCCATCAGAACCCCTTCGAGGTCGTGACCCGGATCTGGCGCGGCGCGCCAGGCAAGAGGCCGGTTTCGGCTGCCTGCTGCAACAGGCCGCGCTTGACCTCGCGAATCGCGGCCTTCAGGTCATCGACCGAGCGGTACTCGACTGTCTTGTCGCCGAAGGTGACGCGGTGTTCGCCCTTGGCGAGCGCGGATTCCAGCGCCTGGAGTTGGACTTCTGTGTAGGCCATCAGCGGTACACCACGAGATTGATTTCGGAGGAGTCGTCGAACGACGCTGCGGTCGTCGCGCAGGAGATGTCGACGTACTGGGCCGTCTTTAGGTCGGAGCTGGCGCGCACGACGGCTACGCGCTGCTGACCGGTGTTGGTGCTGCTGCGGGCGAGCGCCGTCCAGCAGTAGTTCGCATCCGGCATCGCCACGGCGAAATGCACGCGGTACCGGCCCGCCGCCGTGCGCACGACGCTGGCCACATTGCGCGCACTGGCGATCACGACCTGACCGCCCACGTAGCCGAAGCTGACCCACACCCGGGCGAGGCCTGGATGCGTGGCGTCGATCTTGGTCTTGACCTCGAAACCAATGCGCGCCGCCAGTGCGCCAATGCTGGACGCGAGGCTCATCAGGCCAGCGCTCCGTCAAAGATCACGACGAAGTCGGTATCGGTGTTCCCGACATCGCTGGCCGCCACCGCACCGATGTTGGTGCGGGCCTGCAGTTGCTCGGCCACCGTCAGGGTCTGCGCCGCGTCGAAACGCACGCGCAGATTGACTGCGGCCAGAAGCGCATCCAGTCCCGTGGTGCCGTTCTGCAGCAACTGCTGGATTTCCACCAGGGTGTCGTAGGCGGCGTCCGCGCCACCCAAAATGTCGGCCTTGAGCGCGTCGAGCAGCGACACGATCTTGTTCGACGAGTAGGTGCTGGAGGTGGCGATCTGGCTGTCGTCGATGGCGGTGGCGGACAGCACCGCCGCCTTCAGTTCGTTGATCGCCGCGACCAGACTCGACTTGTCGGTGGTGGACAGGCCAGCGAGATTGCCCGCCGTCGCCCGGACGTCGTTGAACTCCTGGGCGACCCGGATGACCAGGCTCTCGATACGGGTGGCAAGACTCATGAAAACTCCTCTGAAAATCAGGACAGCCAGCGGGGATCAGCGAAGCCAGCGGCTTCGGATGACCCGCCGCCGTGATGGGGTTGCAGAAACAGAAAGGCCACCTCGTTGGGTGGCCTCGTCTGGGTCGAATGCTTGAATCGGGGGTGGCTCATCCGGTGGCCGTTCCATCCCGAGTTGGCGCTCCAGTTCGCGCCAGTGGCGTTCCTCGAAGCGATCCAGGCCCGCCGCCGATGCGGCCGCCCGGGCGTACACGTAGCAGTCGAGCGCTTCATTGCGCTCGCGCATCTTTTGCCACTCGCGCACCGGGAAGCCGTTGCGGTCGCGGCGGGTAATCAACTGTTCGGCGCAGAGCTGCTGGATGAACTCGGCGTCGATCTTTGGCAGGTGGACGAACCCCGTCGGGTAGACGGTGGTCACGCCGTCCTCGCTGACGTCCGCGCCCTTGCGCAGGTTGTTGTAGAACTCCAACTTGGCGATGCCGACCGCCACCGAGAACACCTTGATGCCCCGGCGCAGCTTCTTGCCGCCTTGCGAAACATCGATGGCCGTCGGCGTGCCGATCAGGGCTGCGCCGCGCGGCACCCCTTTGACCGGCATCACGCGCGGGTCACGGCAGGCACGCACAAAGGCGTAGGCCTCCTGCGTCGCAAAGCCGGTGTCAAGGGCGAAACGGGCCAGCGGCATCGCCGCGCCCGAGGCGTGCGTCCAGTTTTCGGCAAGCAACTCGGCCAGTCGCTTCCACACTGCGTCGCGGGCGGTGTCGCCCATCAGCACGCGGTGTTCGACCAGCCAGGATTCCTTGCCGCGCCCAAACGCCCAGATCGATGCCTCGATGCGATCCTTCTGCACGTCGGCAGCGCCCACCAGGAGCAATCCACCCGGTGGCACCGTGCCGATCCGGTATTCCTCGCGGCGCTCGACCAGCCGTTGCCAGTCGGGCGCTTCGCCTTCCTCGACCCAGGTCTCACCCAGCTCGGTGTTCTTGAAGGTCTTGATGGCGGCCGCCGACCCCGATTCCTTGTTCACCGAGCTTTCCCACGCGGCGGCAATGTCGCGCCAACCGCGCCAGCCCACCGGGCTGTAAAGCGACGACAGGTGAAACCCCGCCGTCTTGCCGGTGCCGTCGCTGATCATCGCGCGCCATTCGCCGTGCTCCAGCATCCAGGTCTTGTGGTGCTCGGCAATCGACTCGTCGCACGATTCGCAGATGTACGCCGCCGTGTCCGGTTGACCCTTCTCCCATCGCAACTGCTCGAAGCGCAGCCACTGTCGATGCGAGCAATGTGGGCACGGCACGAAGTAGCGGCGCTGGTCACTGGCTTCGTACTCGCGCTCAATGGCCGACGCCCCCGAGATCGTCGGCGTCGACACGATGAAGATCTTGCGCCGAGCGAAAGTTCGCGTGCGCGCCTCCGCCAGCGAGATCGCATCGCCTTCGCCCTCGACGTCCAGTGGATAGCCGTCTACCTCGTCGAGGAACAGATACCGCACCGGCATCGAGCGCAGTCCGACCGCGCTGTTGGCCCCGGTCATCACCAGAACACCGCCCCGGAACTCCTTGGCCAGGATGGTGTTGCCCGAGTCGCGTGACCGTGCCGGGGAGATCAGTTCGCTCAGCGCCGCCGACTCCTCGATCAACGGATCGATCCGCTGCTTGGAATTGCGCTTGGCCATATCCACCGTCGGCCATACCGCCATCATCGGCCCCGGCGCGTGGTGGATCACGTAGCCGATCCAGTTCGAACCCATCTCGGTCGCACCGAGCTGTGCGGCTTTCATGAACACCACGCGCTCGACCGGCGAAGTCGGTGACAGGCAGTCCATGATCGCCTTCAGGTACGGCGTGCGGCTGGTGCGCCAGCGTCCTGGCTCGGCGGATGCCTTGCTGGAGAGCATCCGGTGGCGGTCCGACCATTCGGACACCGAGAGCAGAGGATCGGGCGTAAGCCCTTCACGCCACGCGCGCTCGATTTCGGCAGCGCCTTCGTATTCAACATCCAGCATCAGTCCACCCGGGGCCGCAGTTCGCCCAGTTCCTGCAGGTGCTCACGTACCGCCGCCTCCAGGGCGACGTGCATCGTGTGCGGATCGATATTGAGCTTGGCCGCCATCTGCGCCGAGATGCGCGCTGGCCAGTTCAGCCACGCATCGCGCTCGGAGCGCGCCAGCTTGAAAACGTGGGCGATGGCCTGCGGCCGATCCACCAACTCGCCCTTCAGCCGGGCCAGACGCACCTTGTTGGTCTGCGCCTTGACGACCTCATTGACCGTGCGCGCCTGAAGCAGGGACGCGCCGCCAGTGGGTAGGGCCGCAGGCCCATCACCGCCAACACCGGTACCGCCTTCCGGCACGGCGACCTTTGCGGCCTTGGCCCGCGTACCGGTCTTCGGCACATCGGAGTTGCGAGCCCACTCGCGATCAGCACGGTCGGCATCAATGGTGCCGTCAGTCTCCGGCGTGATCCGACCTGCGCGAATTGCCTTGTGAACAGCGGTGTCGGTCACACCACGGTGACGGGCGTAAGCGCGAATCGAAATGCCCATTTTGAGAACCGGTTGCCCCTTCAATCATTTGTTCGTCATTCACTCGAAATCAGCTTGGCTTCTCTCTGGAACAGCGCGTTCATACGGACGTCATCAACACCATCAAAGGACGCAGCAATGAGCAAGCTCGAACAACTCCTGACCCAGATCGCGCAAAGC